TTGTTGAAGCCCGCAACGCCAGCTCTTGCAAGACGCGGATCACGCTTTCTTTTGCTTTCCATACTCACCGTACTTTCCTAGAACTGCACGAATCGTGCCGTTCTTGTTGAGTCTGACTACCATCCCGTCTCTGATAATTACAGAGTTGAACTTCTCACGTCGGCGGAATTGACCCGACGACATTACTTCTTCTTTTTCTTCTTTGCCATTCCTGCTTCGCTCATAGCGATAGCGATGGCTTGCTTACGGGACTTGACTACTGGCCCCTTCTTACCTGAGTGAAGGGTTCCACCCTTGAACTCACGCATTACTTTGGCGACCTTCTTAGCACCTTTTGCTTTTTTCATTTGTCTAGGTACCGTCCTGGATTCTTGTTCTTGGACTTGAGTGGCTTCTTCTTCATAATGGCTGCATCAAGCGGGTTCATTTTCTTCTTGGCAGCAATCTTCTTAGCGGCTGCTTTCTTGCCGTATTCCTTGACCATTTCCTTTTTGGATTCGGTCTTCTCGTGCTTCTTTCCATAGTGCATCGGCATTATTTTTGCCCCTTTGGGTATGCGCCATTAGCGCCCTTTTGCAATTCTTCGTATGTCATAAATGGACGGTTGTTCTGGTCTGCTGGATATTCCTTGTACCAACCAGGATGATCTGCAGGGTTGTACTTATTGTTCTGTAGGTTTGGGTCTTTTGCTGTAGGCATTTCTTACTCCTTGAAGGTAAGTGTATTTCCATCGAATGCTTTACCAGATTCGTTGGATAATCTGAGTGCTGCGTCTATATCTTTTTGCTTGGTAGATATTGGCTCTACGCCCTGCTTTACAGCAGAGTAATAGGATTCCAATTCTTTGTTGTCTTTCTTTTCTCTGTCTTTATCCCAGCCTTGCCGAGTAGGGAAGCACCCTGCAAATGCAAAGTTTGCTGCTTGCAGACAGTCAGAGTATGAGTCGTGGTCTTGGGTCTTACACCCAGAGCGACAGTTAGGATTCTTTGTCATAATTATGCAATTGGTTCTAGGTAGTCAGAATAGCCTGCATCAATAAGAATCTGGGCTTCTGCTTGAGTAAGAACATATTCGTGTCCACCAAGATAGTAGGCATCTGCGTTAGCCAAGTCATCTTGGTATGGAGTCTGAACTTCAGTCACAGTGGTTCCATTGACAATCAATGTGTAGGCACGAGGGATGTCAGTAATGAATGGATTGATAGGACCACTTATTGTTCCGCCAGTAATTCTTCTGGCAGCAAGACGTGAGTACTTATCAAAAGTTCCATACTGAGCGCCCCAAGTTTCCCAACGCCAAGGAGTTGTGAGTCTGTAGTCCATTACTTCCTTTCATAGCGAACTTACCGTTAGGCAGAGTTTCAAGGCTCTGCCCAACAGTCAATCAACTATACGATTGAAGATGCAGTTTCGATGCGGTATAGAGCCGCTTCACGAAGACGTGCGAAGCCACCGAAGTAGTACCAGCCGATGGTGCGGAAACGACGTAGTGCGTCGATTTCTGGACCAATAACGGTTGAGATATCTGCTGCTTGTGCTTCAGCAAGTGCTTCACGACCAGCAACGACTGCCTTGTAGAGAGTCACTGCAGGTGATGCACCGTTAGATGCGGAGAGAACACGTGGTGTCTCTACGATGTACGCACCTTCGATTACGCCGACGGAGCCAGCGACGAATGGTGTACGGTCAACGTACTTGGTGAGTTCCTGGAATCCACCAGTTCCCGCTTCAGCGCGGAGATCCGCAGACTGACGTGGGTGGACGTATGCAGCATAGAGTTCGCCGATACGTGGAACTGCCTTGTTGGTGCGGAGCTGAGTTACAGCTTCGCGGATGTCTGCAACTGCCATTGTGCCAGAGGCGGTTACGCCTGAAGCACCTGTTGCTGTACCACCGTAGATTACGTTGGTTCCACCAGTAAGAACGTTTGCTACAACTACGTCGATAGAATCGGCTGCGTTGTAAGCGATAACGTCTGCAAGAGCAGCGTCAACGTCGTTGAACGATGTGAGGTTCAACTTCTTGGTGGTTGTAACTGCGTTTCCGTACTCATTGAGAGTTACGGATACAGTTGATGGGTTGCCGAATGCAACTGAGGAAACGTCTGAGGATTCTGTCAAAGTACCAGTCGCTGTTGCGAGGTCTGAGTAGATGGAGAATACAACTGACGATCCTGGCATAGCCTGTTGCACTGGCTTTACGTCAGCGAGCGCACGCATTACTGGAATGCTGCGGAGCGCCATACGTACATACTGGTCATATGCTGTTTTTACGAGCGCCGAAATATCGGAGGTCGTAGTCAGCGTACCTGTAGGTAATGCCACTTTAGTGCCTTTCGTTTAGGATCGGATTAGAGTCCAGACTGCCTAATAACTTCATCCAGTTCTTCCTTGCTATTGGCTGACATCAAACGACGCATAATGTCTGCTTGAAGTTCAGGAGTATTTCCTGACTCAACAGCATTAGTCATACGCTGATAAGCCTTTGCTTGGGCTGGGTCTACATTAGGTGTTGCCTGGGTTTCGGCCTGTTGAATTCCGAACAAGTCAGAATAATCTTCAAGCCATTTAGATACAGACTCTTCAGTTGGGTCTATATCCTGTGGGATAAATGAAGCGATCTTCGTATTTACCCCGCGACTAGCGAGGGCATCTTTGATTGCTCGTTCTCTGTTTGATTTAGCAAGTGATTCGTACTGCGCCTTTAGTTCAGCGAGTTCTTTATCTTTTTGCTTTGTTGCTTTACGCAACTGCTTGACGAGATCGTTACCATCATTGGATGGTGTATCAAAGTCGTCATCTTCGTAGTCGTAGTTGGACATAGGTCCTTCTCCCTTTGTTAGTTGGTTTCGCAGGCCTCATATAGAATCGGGGACTTTCTATATGGCTCCTACTACTGGTCTTGATATCTCTCTAACGGGCCAGTCGTTCCGTTAGCAGGTCTAGAATTGGCCTGCGCGTTCGCGGCCTAGTGCGCCACCAGCGGCACCTACTTGACCAGAGAATTGTGCAGTCTCTAGTTGAGCAAGTTGCTTGCGCTTCTTTTCTGCTTCTACAGCACCAGTGGTACCGAATACTTCTGCTTCGGCAGTTGTCTGGGTGTATGGTCCCATTCCTTGTTTAGCGTAGATATCACCAAGTTGTGATGCTCGCGGTAAGAATGAACCGATTGCTTGGAAACCTTCACGTGCTTGCTGTGCCGTAACTCCATAACGAGCAAGTTCTTCTGCTCGTGATAATCCAGTTGCAAGTCCTGCTTGTAGAGCACCTGCTCCAATTTCAGCAGCAGTTACTTTGCGCTTGATATTAGTTAGCGCTTGCTGTGGGTCAAGAGCATAGGCAAGGATATCTCCATTGCTGATATCAGGATAGAACTCACGAAGAGCCTTAGATACTTCTGGAGCTGCATTGATAACGCGGTTCTGTGCAGTCTGGATACGATCTTCTAGTTCTGCAGCAGATACATCTCCGCCAATAAACTTTTCAAATCCTTGTTGGATACCCATATCTCCGCGTTGGTAATATGATTCAGGTAATCCGTATTGACGCATCACATTCTGATACTGGTCTTCAAGACCAATATATTCAGCCTCAGACAAAGCACGAAGTCCTTTATTGACACGCTGTGCATTAGCAGCAAAACGTTTCTTATAAGAATCTGTCTCACGTAGACGCAGGGTGAACTCTGCTGGAGATAAACCTTCAACAACAAATCCTTTGAGTGGCTCTACTAAAGCGCCAAGACCGTAGCGGTCAAATTCTGAAAACAATAAGTCGTAAGCTGACTGACCAGCACGACGTTTTTCATCTGCTTTCAGTTGTGCAAGATATGCGTTATAGGAATTGAGGTCAGTAAAAATTCTTCCATCTGGTGCTGTGTAGGTTTTTCCACCCGCGCCACCTGTTGGACCAGTAGCGCCAGGTCCCGTGGATCCTGCTGTTTTTGGCTGTGATGCATACCAAGTTGCGGCTGCTTCTGGGTTTATAGTAGCAGTATCAATTTTACCAGTCTTAGGATCTACCTTTGCGCCTAATTGAGTAGCAAGAGTAGAGGCATTTGCCTTTGCTTCAGAAAGTGCTTTTGCAGCATCTTCTTGTGCCTGTCGCGCTGCTATTTGATCTGGAGTCAAAGCCTTGGTAGTTTTTGGTGTTACTGGTTCAGTTGCACCAATGCTTTGAAGATATTCCTCGTATGTAGTACGGTCCTCTACTGGGAGGCGCTTCATCTTTGCGTTCCATTGCGCTCTAGTTTGTACCATTATTACCCCTGGAATCCGAAGTCACGAAGAACCTGTAAAGCTATGTCAGATACTTCCTCTTTAGCATTATCTGTGTACTGCCAACGTGGGTCTTTACGAATCATTTTCTTATAGTCATACAAAGTCTGTTCTTTGTCTGGTCCAATAGCAGAACGAAGTAGCGGATCATCCAAACTGATAGCGTCTTCGTCTACTTCAAGCAGGCTTGCCATTTGGCGACGGTACGGACCATAGATAGTTTCAAGGTCTACGCCTTGGTCTAGTAAAGTTCCAACTTTCTCTGGCAATCCTAACTTAGCAACATTGCGGATAATCTGTTTATAAGTGTCTACAGATTCACCTTGTTCGATGTTTTGAATCCAGTTTTGAACTTGCCCACCAAATGCTTTGGCTAAGTCAAGACCATTAGCCTTAGCAGTCTGAGTAAGTTCCTGAAGATTCTTACCCGCTCTACCGCCAGTAACACCATCTTGGCCCAGTACAATCTTGCCACGCAGGAGCGACCTAACGGTTGCAACATCTGCATCTTGCCCAGTGTCGTAAATCTGCTGAGCGAAGTTTCTTGCCTCGTCATCTGTAATAGTAGCACCAGACTCAAGAGCATATTCTTTGATGCGATTGATTGTTTCAGCAATGCCTCGACCATATTCAGTCTTAGCAGCAGCAGATGCAAGAGCATCTCCTGTAAGACCCTTTGTCACTTGATTGTATATGTCTTTGAGTTTTGCTCGCTTCTCGATGGTTGGGTCTTTGAGAGCGTTAGCATCAATAACGGACTTGAAAGCCTTGCTGATATTCTGTTGTAGCCAGAACTCATCATCAAGACCACCAGTAGTGTCGGCAGTAGTTACACCATTCTTAGTGGTGTACTTAGTGGTGACAGGGTTTTTCTTTTGTTCAGCCTGTAACTTATTACGCCATTCCTTGATTTGAGCAGGAGTTGCTTCAATGCCCAAGTCTTCAAAAGTTTTTGCTACACGAGCATCGGCAGTTGTGTCGTCGTCTACGCGACTAGCCTTTTGAGTAGATGGACGCTTTGCTCCAGTACCACCAGGAACTGCATTCTCTATCAAGAATTCACGTGTTGATAAAGCTGGGCGACCGCTTCTTGATGCTTCAAATGCAGCATCACTATTTGCTCTGTTATAAGCATCGGCAAGAGCCTTATTGTATTTACTTGTGGATGTTTTCAGGTATCCAGCGGCAACCAATAAGTCTGCTGTTGCTTTGATTACTGATGCAGGCGCATTGAGCAATTCGATAGCAAAAGGATCTGCGGATATAGATGTAGTTGTCCCACCTTTGAATCCAGCATAAGCACCTTGAGTATTGGAGACGGTGGAACCGCTAGCTGGGAGAGCTGAGTTCTTCCAGTTGTTCCAAAATGAACCCTGTGTTTCTTCACCTGCCACGTATATCTCCTGTTAGTCTCTGATAAGTCTTGAGAATAGAGCGAAGTACGCATCTTGTGCGTTACGGTTTGTCTTGGACAAACGCTCTAGTTCTGCTTTTGCTTGTTGCTTGAGTAGGTCCTTATAGTTTTCTGCTGAAGTGCTATTACCATAGACCGAATCACGGGCATTGATGTACTGGTTATAGACAGTAAGCATACCCTCGATTGGTTGACGGATTGCTGGGTCAAGCCTGACGCTCTTGTCAGCAAGCATTGTCTCCAAATCACCTAGTGCTTGAGTGCGCTGAATAGCACGCTCTGCGCCCTTGCCAAGTTCCTCTTGCAGATTAGGTCTAGCCTTCTTGAAGGATTCAGACCAACTTGACCACTGCTCTTTCAACTGACGCTTAGCAAAATCATTATATGTATTAGCAAGTTCTGCTTCATATAGGTCTTGCTGGTCGTAGTAGAAATTCTCATCAAATGCTGTATTGACTTGACGTAGGTAATCTTCCATAGTCTTTGAACGCTTCAAGCCCATATTCATTAGTAACTTGTAGGTATCAAAGTCAAACTCGCCTTCCTTCGGAATAAAGAAGGATGCAGCCTCTGGATACTTCTTGAGTAGCGCTTGATTCTTGTCAATCCAGTCATTAGCCTTCTTGTTAGCGCTAAGGATTGCTACTACATTGCTTTCAGACTCAGAGATTGTGTATGGCATCTGGTCTGGGAATAGGCGAATCCACTCCTTCATAGCCTTGTCATAATCGCCCGTCTTCTCAACAAGGTTATTCCAAGACTGCTTGAAGTTTGTTTGACCATTCTGACGTACCCACTGAGCAACCTCAGACTTGAGAGTTGTCTGTGGTGGCGCAGGCACAATAAATCCAAGAACAAATCGCAAAGTCAAGGCAGTAAATGTTGAAGCCTTCAACTTTTCTTTATACTGCTCAAGTTCTCCTGGTGTAATCGGAATCTCTTGACCAGTTGCTGGGTCAATCTTTGGCTTGAGTCCGTGACCAGTAGCCTCAAGATATGAAGCAGCCTTACGGAATGCTGATGCGAATTGAGAGTTACGCTCATCACGATTCATCAATGAAAGGAATCTATTGACGTGTGCAGGAAGCAAAGCATTGACAACAGGTTGATCCTCGCCATACTGACCTAGGATTACTCTTTCTAGTTTCTCTAAAGGAGGCACTAGGGCAAAGATTGCCTTCATTGATATAGCAGATACAGGACCTGCAAAGGTTGGGAAGAGTGAATCTGGGTTAGATGATGGTGTAATCATCTTCAATTTAGCAGAGAACTCAATAGGCATTGGAGCCTTGACTGCTGCTTCCTGACCAAAAGCCTGCATTACCTTCTCTACACTCTGGTACATAGCAGTTGTTCCAGGATAGAAGAAGTATTGCTCGCCAGTATCATCTGTCTGCACTAGACCAGAGTGAGCAATTCCATCATAAGTCAATGATGCACGAGTAATTGCTTCTGGGTTATAGCGTACAGTGCGATAGAAGCGGCGATAAAAGTCTTCAGTGGCACGATAGAAACGTGCGAAGTTACGGGCAGTTAGCGCAAGTTGTGTACGAACTGCTGGATTATCTAGGAAAGCAAGTGCGCTGTCCTTAGCCAAATCCTCAGCCATTGCATTGATATGGCGTTGTGCTGCCTTATATGCCATTTCATAGGCTTCATCTGTCTTATTGGCAGTAAACTGCTTGATTACCTTCTCACTAAAACCAGACTTATCTAGTTCTTTGCGAAAGCGAATCAATTCATTTAGGACAATACCTTCACGTGACCAACGGGCATTAGCCTCACCCATTGCGTCCCAGCCTTTTTCATACAAGGATGCAACAAAATTATCTGATTCTGCAACTGGAACAAGGGTAGGTCCAGAAATAAACTCTGGTGCTAACTTAGGATCATTAGGTAAATCTACAAGTTTTAGGTCGCGAGCAGATACTTTGACATATCCACTATCGTCAACCTTCTTTACTTTACCAAGAAGGTCCCGATTGATATTACCCTTCTTGTCAGAGAATAGGTTGCGTACTGTAATGTACGCACGCTGTGCGTGAATACGCTCATCTACACCTTTTGAGTAAAGTTGGAATCTCTTCTTCTCTTGCTCAGGTAGATTTCTGAGGAACTTAGTCATCTCATCGACTGCTGTGACATCATCTTCAAGGTTCTTGATAGCAATGCGACCTAGGTCATCATTAGCCATTACACCAAGTTGGAATAACCAACTGACCATAGATTGCTCACTGGCAACTGGATTGAACTGAGTAAAAGCCTTATCTCCAACAGAGCGTTTATAAGCCTTGCCGTCAATGGTGATAGCTTCCATCTTTCCAAAGCGAGATACGTCATCTGCTACATTGGAATAACGGCTATTACCACGAACTGCGTTCTTAGCACCTTCAGATACATCAGCAAGAAGTGAGTCTAAGTCTCCATACTTTGCTACATTGGCAACGATATTGGCTGACTCTTCATCTAACTTATAGGCTAATTTACGACGAAGTACCGCTTCTGCCATAACAGCACGAACTTCGTTCTCGTTAGTAGCGGCAGCCATCTTGCCTGCAAACTCTTCTAACTCATCAGCCTTGAGAAACTTATTGATAGCACCAAGTTCTCCTTGGTTGCTGTTGAGGAATACCGTGTCTTTTAGTTTTTGTAGGGCTGTTTCGTCACCTTGTACACCCTTACCAGTACGGATACGAGTTGACCAAAGACGACCTTTGACCATATCCCAAGGATTACGACCACGAGCCAAGTAGAACATATCGTCTTCGATAGTGTTACGGATAGCAAAGCGTGGACCTGCTAGGGTCAAGAATGACCAACCAGATGTAATCTGGTCTACCCACTTATTGTGTGACAAGCCAACCAGTTTAGATACTAGACCTTGGCGTGCAGTAAGTCTGTCAAGATCTACCACTGATGGGATAACCATTGATGATGACAGTTGATATGGGAACAGAGCCATCTGCTCACCAGCAAATTCAGCAGGGTTTCCTACGCGAGTTCCATCTACAACAATATCTGCAGCGTAGCGCTTCTCTAAACCGCGACCTGCAAACTGCTCCATAAAGGTTTTACCTGGGTCACCTTTACGAACACCACGTGTTGAGAAGATGGTGTTCCAAAGTCCCTTGGTAATCTGAATACGTTGACCTTCATCACCAGCGGCAAATGCTTCTGCGATAATCTTGCTATGGTAACGATTGAGTGTCAATCGTGCTGTGCGGTAGATTTCATCAACAGCATTAGGTCCTGATACGTCAAATACCGTAGCGGTTGGATTAGGAACCTTTGTAAACTTACGAGCAAAACGGTCAATACGACCTTGAATCTGGTTCTCTGAGAAACGAATTACGCCAGGTAATCCTTTGAGTCTACCTACTCGCTGCTCAACAAGAGCAAGGTCTTCTGCACGTGAAGTGATACCAGTAAGAATATCTTCGTATTGAGGTCCAGTTCCGTAAAAAGAATTGACTAGAGTTCTTCCTACTTTATCAATATCAAGAACCTTGTTACCAGTAGTAAGTGCTTTGATGCGAGCCTTACGCCCTACTGTCAAACGTGGAATCAAAGGAGTTTCACGAGCTGCTTGACCCTTGAGAATGTTGATCATATCAACACTGTTCTGGAAGTAGTTCTTGGCAGTAGCGGCATCTCTTACGCCAGCCTTTGTAAACTCTTCAATAGCAGCAGGACCAAACTCTGGAGCAATACGGCGAAGCATTGTGGAGGCCTTCTCAGCCTCAACTACGTTCTTAGCCTTGCGAGCCTTGTCTAAATTATCTAGTTCTTTGCCATATACATTGAAAAAGTTTTGAACCTTTGGATTAGCAAAGGCTTCATCTACTTTCTTAGTAGAACCAGCAATCTTGATGATGGAATAGTTAGCAGCATCGTATGCTTTCTTGGCTTTACCAAGTGCAAGGGTTGGATCTACAAAGAGACGGTAGGTTGCATCGCCAATACCAGAGATTCCTTTGTAAAGGAAACCCGACCCCTCCAAACCTTCTGGAAGTAAAGCGTTTGCCATCTGACGACCTGGTGCATACTTAGCAGCAAAGACTGCATCATAAGCATCTTGCCACAATGGGTCTTTCTTTTGAGATGCAAGAGATGCAATCTCTTTTTCTTCAGGCGTTCCATTAGCAATAATGTCTGCAAGGTCACGACCTTGAGATACTTGTTGAGCTAACTTGACGCGAGTAGGTCCATATTTGGATGTTGCCTTAGATATTCTGGCTTCATTGTAAAGAAGTTCACCATTATCGTTGGACTTATCCCACGCTTGGGTAAGAATCTTGACCTTATCTGCAGGGTTCTTACTGAAATCAGGCGTGAAGTAGCCTGCTTCTCTAGCAAGAGCGCCTGTTCGATACAGACGGGTCATAAAATCTGATACTTCAGTTAGTGCATTGACAGCTAAGCCGCCAGTGTAGTGCCACGCAGTACCAAGCCAGCCACGCTTTTGTGGTTCTGGGTTAGTTCCAAAGGTAGTCTTGAGAGTTTCCTGCTGATCTGCAGGCAAAGATTGAAACTTGACACGTGCTTCACCAGCAGGCATATCAAGTAAACTCTTATGAGTACTAACTAACTTAGATATTGCCCCTACTTTTTCTTTATCAGCAGGTGATAAGTTAGCTTGAGCGGATGCAACCCTGAGATTTTTCTCCACTACAAACCTCGCGCAATAAAGTCCTGATACAGAACAGCAATTTCACCAGATTCATCATAAGGCAATAACTTTGCCAAGGTATCTGAATACTTTTCAACTGGCTGTGGGCGCATACCTAAAACTTCAGGTCCTGCCCCTGGACCCATTGCAATACCAGTGGTAATAGGTTCATCTGGTCGCTGAGTTGGTGCATACAATGATGTTACTTGTTCTACTTGACTTGGTGCCATACCCATCTCGGAACGAGATGTAGGGCGCACATCTGGAGTTTTTGCAAGTGGAGCGCCAGCCTTTGTTGCAGCCATCTCTACACCTGCGCCATATTCTGGCGATTGGAATGATAATCCATCTGTTCTTGTGGAGAACTTGCCTGGACCTGCTGGGCCTGCGAGTGGTCCTCTAGCCATTATTGTCCTCCATCTTCTCTAAATCTGATGTGAATTGTTCCCACACTTTGGAAACTTTTGTTTTTCTATTTGCGTTATACACGGCTAAATCTAAAATTTCTGATGCAAGAGCTTCTACTGCTCGTAGGATATTAACTGCAAAACTTGATATAACTACTAAAAAATCAGCGAGAGTGATAGAACGCGGTACGTAATCTTGTTCATCGTCCACGTTCTATCCTCTCAAATAACACTAAGCCTTCTTGCCTTTGCGTCCTGCTGGAGCATAGCCAAACTGAACATCTGACTTTGCTGGCTTCTTGGTATCCATCTTGCCTTTTGTTGGCTGTTGCATTGGAGCAGCAGCGCGACCACCTTTTTTATTCATATTACACCTCCCTACCCTGCAATAGATGCGAGTAACGTAGCAATGTCTGGACGAGCGCCAGCAGCAGGGGCCGCACCCATTTGTTCTGGAGTTGGCTGCGAGGCAGGAACGGGGGCCATACCTGCTGCTGGAACTTGTTCGCCCATTGGCATTTCTGGTTGTGGCTCTGGCATAAATACCTTCTCCACAATAGTCTCTAGCTGTAATCCCTTTTGACGACCCTTGATTACCTCGGCGATTCGAGAAACAATCTGAGAAGGATCCTGACCTTGTGCAGCAAGCGCTGGGATAGCCTGGGCATACTGAGCAACAGCAACGCGCAAAGAATCGCGCATCTCTTCAATGTCAACACGTTGTTCTTCTTGAGTAACATTCAACTCCATTGGAATTTCGCGGCGTACATAATCACGTGATACAAGTTTGTCAGAGCGCATCTGTAGCAAAGCAATGATTGCGTTGTTTGGATTCATACCCGACATAATTCCGTAGCGCACATCTACGCCGTATTCACCAGCGATAGCCTTGCTTGGAATGTACTTCATATTGAATGGAGTACCGTCGTCAACGCCCTTGATTTCTTTCTGGATGCTGCCGAAAATCTTTTCGTCTACTTCAAAGCAGAGCGATACAAGTTCCATAAATAGACGTGCAAACTGTGCTTGTGCTGCACGAACTTGTGTATCAAAGCCTGCTTGAAGCGCTTGAACTCCACGACCTGTGATGATGGAGGCATCAACGTTACCGCTGCGTACTTCTGGGTAACGAGCGCCGAGACGAAGTTCACGTTCTAGAACGCTGGACTCAGTAAATACTCCAGGAGGTAGTTCTAGCGGTACACGACGGATTGCCTGTGGATTAGCAGAGCGCATAATGGAATCAGGGCCAAGAGCGAGTTCTTGGACATCCTGCGGAATAGCAATCGGTGCTTGAATAGATTTCTCTGCTGCTTGAATTTGTAATACAGCAAAGCGAGCACGAGCAAGTTGTACCGCTAGAATATCATCGAACTGACCACGTGCTTCGCCATCAAGAGATGAACGAACAGCAACGCGAGCCATACACTTTCCAACAGGATTAGGGATGTTGGATAGAACGAGGTTATTGCGTTCTGGAATAAAGATTAGATCTTGGTCTTTGTCGTGGTAGCGAACCAAGGTGACTGCTTGTGCGCCAGATGCCAATGGCATACGTGGCATAATCTGTGTAGCAAACTCTGGATATTGCGCTGCCATAGATTCAGCATCGCTAAGTGTAATCTGTGTAAGTGAGATACAACGACCAAATCTGTCAATCTCTGGATATACACCAAATGGGTTGAGCAAGCGGATACGTGGATTGTTGTTCTCGTAATCCATCTCTACCATTGCTGGAAGCATTCCGTAGGTGTTGAACCAGTCAGCTCCGTTGTACATTTGAATCTGTAGTTCAGAACCTGAGACGTAATAGTTAGCGATACGGGTTCTGGTATCTGCAGCCTTGCGTGCGTTGTCTGAAACCATATTGGTAGCAGCGCAGTTGAAGGATGGAAGAGGTGCCATCACTTCTGCTAGGTCACGGGCGGCTACATCTACGAAGTTAGCAACAAGAGGCTTTGGGTATTCTTCTGAGAACATAGCAGGATAGACCTTGCTGATGTCTCCTTGACGTACTGATAGCACGTCGCGCATACGCTGATCGCGTGGTGCGTACTTCGTTTGAAGTCGCGCAACCTTAGCGATTACCTCTTTGACTGTAAGCACTTGTTCTCCTAAATGAACTGTCTGTCTTTTTCAGCAAGCAGTTCATCGATATTGATGACTTTACGTTTGCCTTGTTCGTATCGTGATAAGAATGGATTTCGCATATGGTGGGTAGTGTGAATACCTTGGTTGAGCCATTCACGCGCTTTGATTTCACAGAACCAGAGAGCCATCACCATATCGGTCTTACCCTTGGTCGTAGGCGACCAGGTAATAAGTTGTTCTATCAAAGACTTGATATTTTCTGTTTGGTCTGATGGAAGATGAATCAGATTATCTCTATGATGCTTTCCATCTTGCTGCTTGGTACCAAAGAGGGTGGACATAGATGCCACACCAAAGCCTGCATCCCACTTGTTATTACCAGTGTGGTGCTCTCTTAGTACAGTTCCTTTGGATGCAAGGAATTGTCTAATTCCCTCATCTTGCGTGAGAAAAGATTGAAAGGCATTGCGCTCGACGATCCATTCCGAAGGCGCATATACGTTAGTCCAATCGGTAATGAGTTGTCGGATTTGTGCAGGCGTAGGACGCGTAATCTTGATAGCGTCAACAATGTAGCGCTTATGAGATATCCGATCAACCGCATAACAGACTGCCGCTGTGTCTCCGACCATTGCTGGGTCCAGTCCACAAATAAAACTGAAACCGTTGAGGTCTTTGGGATGACCTGGATTGCCAGGCACCAATCGACCTGCTTTTCGCATTCCATCGATAGAGCCTTTCACACATACAGGGTCAAAGATTGCATCATCAGATATATCTTGCTGTTGATAAATCAAAGCCCACGTAGAGGCATCCATCGCTTGACGCTCGTTGAAAAGGTTACGTCCATTCCAGCGGGGCCATAG